ACAGGCGCTGTTGGTAAAGTTGTAGAGTATGACGCAACAAATAAAATTTTATACTATTATCAAACTAGATTCCCAGATGTTGGAACAGACTCTAATGGTAACAAAACTGCTTTTAGTGGTGCAAACGCAATCACTGGACAGACTTCAAGTGCTGCTGCTACACCTAACACAAGTAATTCTACTACAACAAATGCTGTTGTATTTAGTTCAGGTTATTCAAATCCAGAATTAGCATTTGACTCAGGAGATATGATTTATGTGGAAGAAAGAAGTCCTATAACGAGGGCGTCTGACCAAACGGAAAACATTAAGTTAATAGTTGAATTTTAAATAATAAAGGAAAATAATGCCAAGTAAAACTGATTTTAATGTTAGTCCTTATTTTGATGACTATACTGAAGATAAAAAATTTCATAGAGTCATGTACCGACCAGCTTTCGCTGTTCAGGCAAGAGAATTAACAACTCAACAATCAATAACACAAAATCAAATTGAACAATTTGGTGACCATATGTTTAAACATGGTGCTATGGTTATTCCTGGTCAAATATCTTATGATAGTAATTATTTTGCTGTTAAATTAACTTCTTTTAATGGAACATTATCATTATACAACGCAAATACATTAACAGGTGGAACATCTGGCGTAGTTGCTGATGTTGTAGGATTTGTTGCAACTGATGGTACTGATCCAGATACATTATTTGTTAAATATAGAACATCTGGTACAGCCAATGATTCTGAAAAATTTACAGATGGAGAAATAATCACAAGTGGTCAAACTGCCGCTTCAACAGCAGTCGTTTCAACTTGTGTTACTGGTTCTGCTGTAAACATAGATGCTGGTACATATTATATTAATGGATTTTTTGTTAATGTAGATCAACAAACTTTAGTACTAGAAAAATATTCAAATATTCCAAGTTATCGTGTTGGATTAACAATCGTAGAAACATTTGTAACCTCAACAGATGATACAAGTATATTGGATAATGCAACTGGTTCGTCAAACGCAAACGCAACCGGTGCTCACAGATTTAAGATAGATTTAACTCTAACAAAATTATCTTTAACGTCAACTGCTGACGCAAGTTTTGTTGAATTGATGAGAATTGAAAATGGTGTCATAAACAATAAAGTTATGGCTACTGAATATAGTATTATTGAAGATACTTTAGCAAGAAGAACATTTGACGAGTCTGGTGATTATACTGTTAAAAATTTTGACCTAGATATAAGAGAACATTTAATTAATGGTGCAAATCGTGGTATATATGCCACTGGTTCAACATCAGCAAATGGCAATACTGCCATTGAAAGTAAATTAGCATTTGGTCTTTCACAAGGTAAGGCATATGTTAAAGGATATGAGATTGCAAAAATAGGAACTACATATGTTGATGTAGATAAGGCAAGAGAATTTGATGTTGCAAGTGGAACAATAAGTAGATTTAATATTGGTTCTTTTGTAAATGTTCAAAATGTTTTTGGTACACCTGATATTGGATTTGTTTCTGGAGAATCAGAACCATTTAAATCAGTTAGATTAGTAGATGAAGCCCACGGTACAAGAGGTACTGTTTTTGGTGCTGCTCTTGGACACATTTATGATGTAGGTCGTGCAAAGTCGAGAGCCTTTGAACACAACTCTGGATCTCCCTCTACAAATGAATTATCAGGATCAACTGTAACCGATACAACTTTTAAACATTATCTATTTGATATAGAGATGTTTACTCACATTAATGTTAAAGGTGTAATGTCTGGTGCGGTAACAACAGGTGATATTTTAACTGGTGGTACTTCAGGTGCAACTGGTGTAATTGAAAGTCTTTCAACTGCAACTGCTACAACTATCACAGGTGCAACTCAAACTTTTCCTGTAGTAGTGACTGCTTCAGGTGGACATACACACACAGAAGGTCAACAAATTTTAATCGCTAGTGTTAGCGGTATGACAAACTTAAATGGTAATTACTATACAGTAAAAAATCCAACTGCAACAACTTTTGAATTAAATACTGCTCAGGCAGCCGCAACTACTGTTGTCACAGAAGTTGATGGTCGTGCTTATTCAGCATATACATCTGGCGGTACTGCAAGTCACACAACTCTTGTATTAAATAATGTTAAGGGAGAGTTTTCTGATGGTGAAGCTCTTGCTGCACCTACCAATTCAAGAACAGGTGTTATACAGTTTAGTTCATTGGGTTGTAAAGGAGCTGAACAAAAAGAATTTAATCAAACTAAAGGTGTTTCAATGGCAGGTAGTCCAACGTTTACTGCAAATGTTAATCTTGACACAACTTTTGGAAGTAATTTAAGATTATCAGGAACAATAACAACTGAAGAAGAAAGAAGAATGGTGTTAGATAGTTCCGCAGCTGATACAGATGAGGAAGATTATATACTTAATGAAGTGACAGATGATAAATTTATATTAGAAAATTCTCAAGGAAATACATTTATTGGTTCAGGTACTTTATTTACAAGTGAGTTAAAAATTGGAGATGAGATTACATTCCAAGATGATAATAATACTACAATTACATCCGTTATAGAAAGTATTAAATCTGACACAGAAATGGTTGTGATTACTCCTGTTGGGTTTAGAGCTAGTACTCAAACAACTTCTGCTAGTTTCACTAGAAGAAGAACAAAATTACAAGACGCTAACAAAAATGTTGCTTTATCAAGAATGCCTTATGATGTTGTTAAGACATTATTGACAGAAGATAATGATAGTGTTAGTGATACAAGTTTCAAGATTAGAAGACAGTTCGTTGCCACTCTATCAAGTTCAGGTACTGCAACGATAACTGCTGGTACAAATGAATTATTTGTTGCATTTACAGAAAACGATTATGCAGTTTCTATTATGACAACAGGTTCTGGTGGCACTGGTGCTGCTGGTGATGTTCTTTCACTTTCAACTAGTGATGACTTTACTCTTGGTGGATCGCCAACCGGTAAGACACTAGCAATAGATTTAGGTAGTGGATACAATGGTCACAAAATTAAAATTCTTGCTACAATATCTGCTGCAGTTGTTGGTGCAAAAACAAAAACTGATACCGAAGGTACTAAAACAGTTGCTACTGAAGCACTTGCAACTGCGACAGCAATCAATCTAGGAAGAGCAGATGTTCATCAAATAGATAGTATTTTTATGGCAGCTGACTTTAGTACGGTTGCTGATTCAGATGATACAGATGTTACAGATAGATTTACTTTAGATACAGGACAAAGAGATAACTTCTATGACATGGGGCGTATTGTAAGAAAACCTGGTGCTCTTGCACCGACTGGTAGATTATTAGTTAATTTTAAACATTTTGCTCACGGTACTGGAAACTTCTTTAGTGTAGATAGTTATTCAGGTTTTGATTACGGATCAATTCCTTCTTATACTTCAGATGTGACTGGAGAAAAATTTGAATTAAGAGATGTATTAGACTTTAGACCAAGAGTTGATGACGCTTCAACGATAGACTCTGGTGATAAAGATAGAACATTTGATGGCACTGGTGCTTCAACAGTTGAAGTTATGAAAATCAATACAGATGTCACAACAGACCTAGAATTTTATCTTGCTAAACAAGCAAGAGTTCATTTAACATCTTCAGGTGAATTTAGAATAGTTGAAGGCGCTTCAGCAATAGAACCTACTTTTCCAGAAGAATTAAAAGATAGTATTCATCTATATGATGTGACTTTACCTGCATATACTTTTCAAACAAGTGATGTTTTAGTTAAGGCAATTGATAATAGAAGATATACAATGAGAGATATTGGTAGAATTCAAAAACGTGTAGAAAATATAGAATACTATACTCAATTATCTTTATTAGAATCAGACGCAAAAGGAATGCAAATTCAAGACGCTGATGGATTTGATAGATTTAAAAATGGTATCATCACAGACAACTTTACAGGTCATGGTGTAGGAGATGTTCAAAATCTTGATTATTCTAACTCAATGGATGTTGCAAAGGGTGAATTAAGACCTGCATTTCATCAAAACAATATTAACTTTATAGAATCTGATTCTGTATTGGAAAATAGTACTGCAATGACAGACGCAATTAGAACAACAAATGGATATCAAAAAACAGGTGATCTAATTACACTACCATACACAGAAGCAATTTATTTAGATCAATCATATGCAAGTACAACTGTTAATTTAAATCCTTATGATACAATTGATTACATAGGAAATATAAAATTAACTCCTGATAATGATGAGTGGATGGATACAGAAACTCAACCTGAGATGACTGTTAATATACCAAGTGTATTTGATACAATATCTCAACTTGCTGGTGGAACAGCAGCCGAGTTAAATCTTGGTACACTTTGGAATAACTGGAATGATTCATGGACAGGCGTTAGAAGTGCAGGTGAACTAACAGATTCAACAAATAGATTTTGGCATGGTAATGCTTTAGTAGAAAGAAATACAACTTCTGTTTCTGTAAATGAAAGAGTTGATAGAACAAGAACAGGTGTAAGAACGGCTTTAGTACCTGGTGGTGTTCAGACAACAAGTTTAGGAAATAGAGTAGTGTCAATAGCATTTGCTACTTTTATTAGATCAAAAGATATTGCATTTAGTGTTAGTGCTATGAAACCATTAACAAGAATATTTCCATTCTTTGATGGTATAGATATTTCAACTTATGTTACTCCAACAGGAAGTTCTGCTGGTGCGGCTCTAACAACAAATGCTGCTGGTGCAGCCACAGGAACATTTGCTCTTCCTGATCCTTCAGTTTCAACTAATCCAAAATGGAGAACAGGAACAAGAGCATTTAGATTAACAGATAGTTCAGTTAATAGTCTTACTGGTGCTGATGTTAGAACATCTGCTGAGGCAGACTATACAGCAAAAGGAATGATTCAAACAGTTCAAGGA